CCTTTAGATAAGTATAGCTCGTTCAACTTAGATTGCTGTACATATTGAATAGGGTCTTGATACCCGGCATCAACGAAGCCCTTTACCCTCATACTAGAGGATGGAGTTGTAGCATCTGCTAATCCGTCTTTCCTATTAGAGTAACACGTCCAAGTATTACTAAAGTCGACACCTAGCCTTACTCCTTCTTCAACGATAGCTTCTTTACTCATTGTAAGTAACGGGGCTTCAATATTGATACGATGCTCTCGGTTAAGAGCAATCAATGAATTCATAGAGTCGACAAACTCATTGGAACCATCCCAATAACCAGCAAGGCTATCGACTTCAGCTGCACCATACCATACAGTATCAGCACCTTTAGCCTCAGCATAAGCACAACCAATAGTATTAAACAACTGATTACGAAATGGGACATAACTTACAGGTTGAGCATCACCAGCCATCTTACTAATATCTGGATTGTCAATATCTTCATTAGTAAGAGATGAGGTAGGAGCTAGGTGCTTAATGAATCCAACATCAGCTATATAATGAGTTACTACTAAATCTGAGACTTTAGCCTTTACCGCTTCTATCTGACTCGATACACACTTTAATTCACGCTTATGACGTTGACCATAATCATATGAGATAAGATGAATCTCTTTAAATCCTCTATCTACTGCCATATGTAGTAGGACTACTGAGTCCATACCACCTGATATGCTTAATACTAATTTACTCATTTTTATCTAAGGAATCTTTTAGGATTTCATTCTCTTCTTTAGGAACTATTACCTCTTCTTCTACCTCATCTGGTACTTCACCTTCTTCACCACCACTATAAGCCCACTCTGTCTTAATCTTTTCCTCTAGTACAGGTAGTATAGTGTTCTCCCAGAGGTCAACATCCTTGCGGAAGTTCTTATAGTAACCAATCTTCTTACCACATGGTAGGGTATAGGTAGAACCAGTTTGAATAACAGCACCTACCCCTACAGCAAGGTCAAGAAGTCCATAATAACGGTCAAGTCCAGTATGAAACGAAAGGAACATTTCACCTTGAAGGTATTGCTTAATGAAACGATTCTTACGAGTCAATGCTCTAATAAGAACACCTGCATAATTCTTCTGACCTACTGCAGTTTCAGCATCCATAGTCTTACCACCATCACTCTTCATAGGCTTACGAGCCAACTGAACAGTTACTGAAGGTAAATACACGATCGACTTACCACCAGGCATATGCTTCTCAATAGAAGGAAACATAGCAGCCGGATCATCATAAACATGGTTAGTACATAAGATAGTAGTCTGTGTAGTAGCACCTAAGTTAGTACAAGTCTGCATAAGAGACTTCATAGCGCGTGCTTTACTACCCATATCAGAAGAAGTACTCTCTTTACCCATACGACTATGCTCGAGTTCTGATTGAAGATTACCAAGCGAGTCGATAGCTACAATAAACTTACCTTCTAGACCCTTTTCCTTAACTGAAGTAAGGAACTTATACAACGCGTTACGAGTCTGCTCGATAGTAACACATGGCACATACTTCACTTTACTAATATCAAGCCCAATACGCTCTGCACCTTCAGGGTCAACAGCGTTCTCTGTATCAAAGATAACTGGAATTAAACCTTCTTTCTGAGCATTAGCTAAAATCTTAAGAACAAACAATGTCTTACCTGTCATAGACTCACCACCGAGCATTGTTACTCGACCCTTAGGGATACCTCCATGAATAGAACCTGATACAATAGCATTAAGAACATAACTTCCAGTATCAATCCAACCACCTACTCTACTTAAAGTACTATCTTCAAGGTAAGTAGCAAAGGGGTTAACTTTATCGATTGAATCTAACGCTGCTAGCGTATCTTTATCAAAATCACTCATATACTGATTATATGAACCGAATTACATTAATCAACCGGTGGTTTACTAATAAGTCTATATCTCAGAATAGCGCACATAATAAAGATGGAGAATGCGCCGCCGATAAGACAATTGAATACGAGAGCTATTTTAAATCCAATATAAAATTGATACATAAACAAGCATATATATCCAATTGTTGTAAGAACAAACATGTTCAAAGACAAGTCATCTACTCTCTTTGTGCGGACAACTTTTATTAACTGAGGTACATAACTGGATACAAAAATTAAAGAGTAGCAGTAACCTGCCCAGTAGCCAATAGATTCTAATATTTCCATTTTTTAATATTAATCAACTTTATCTAACTGTGCTTTAATAAGTTCCTTATCAGCATCACCTTTAAAGATTGTTTTATAGCCAGCTTGTTGGAAAGCACCTCTAAGAATTATCTTAGTGCCTTGATCAGATTTTTGAATTTTAAACGGGTAAAAATTACTTTTGTCTCCGTATTTCTTAACTGAACTCTCTACAAACTCGCTAATATATGTCTTAATATCTTCACCATCCGTAAAAGGTTTATGCGTCTTAATACTAATAGCTGCGATTGCGAGCTGCTTACCTGAATCCTCAGCAATTAACATACAGCAAGGGGTAGGCATATATTGTGTATATCCAAGTTCATTACAAACCTCTAATAGCACATCATAGAGCTCACTATCTTTTAATTTTATACTCATAATTAAAAAACTACCGACTAATCGGTAGTTAATTTGGCTCGGGTACTTGGATTCGAACCAAGGACCTAGTGGTTAACAGCCACCCGCTCTGCCGCTGAGCTATACCCGATCAAGTTTAGTTAGCTTCCTTACCATCATCACCAAATAGCTTAATCACCTCAGGCTCTTCTGTAGCTGGTGGTGCCGCAGGTGCTGGGTTATTAATAGCACTATATTGCGCTTTAATCTGATCAGTAAGAGAGACATTTGATGTAGCAATAGCCGACTTATAAAACGTCCAATCATTTTTCGTCCTATCCCCTTCAATAAACTCCATAAAGAGATAGGGGAAAGTTTGTACTTGAAGTTGCCCTGACTGTTGGTCAGGTTGTACATGTACAATAACTGGATTATTTAAAGTAATGGTTTCGTCTGTTTGAGCAGTTTCAACTCCAATAACGACACGTCCAACTTGATCAACAATAGTAGTAATTTCTTCACTCATACATCGCTATTATAACCTACACTCGGCAAGTATCAACTGTGGATTAATATTTTTTTTAAAGTAAATAATGTATATGCTTAACCCTTTAACAGGTAAGACTATTTTTGTTCAAATAGCTTCTTTTAGAGATAGTCAATTACTACCGACTTTAAAAGATATGCTTAATAAAGCAGACGAGCCGGAAAATCTTAAAATATGTATCTGTTGGCAACATTCCGAAGAAGACGAGTGGGATAATTTAGATGAATATATAGACGATAGCAGATTTATTATCGTCGATGTTAAAGCAGAAGAATCTAAAGGAGTTTGTTGGGCTCGACATCTTATACAACAGAAATATAATAACGAAGATTTTACTCTCCAACTAGACTCTCATCATAGATTTGAGCGGCATTGGGATACAGAATTAAAAAACGAGATTTTACAACTCCAACTACATGGTTATAAAAAGCCTCTACTTACTGGATATATTACATCTTTTCATCCATCCTTACCTAAAGCCGAATGGGGTAAGGATCCTTGGCAAATGGTGTTTGATAGATTTACACCAGATGGTGTTGTATTTTTTAAACCATCTGTTGTACCAGACTGGGAAAAGCGAACAATGCCAATTAAAGGTAGATTTTACTCAGCACATTTTGCATTTACAGTGGGACAGTTTTGTAAAGAGGTTCCTCATGATCCAAGATATTATTTTCATGGAGAAGAAATAACAATTGGAGTAAGGGCATTTACGCATGGATATGATATTTTTCACCCTCACCGTATAGTGGCTTACCATGAATTTTCTCGAGACTATAGACCAGATAAGCATTGGGATACATATACAAAATGGGTAGAGCATAATGATGAAACGTACAGTCTTATGAGAGGTCTCTTAGGTATAGATGGAGAGAGTTGTAGTGATACGGAAAAATATGGTAAGTATGGGTTAGGTGACAAACGATCAATAGAGGATTGGCAGGCTTTTGCCGGTGTAAATTTTTCTAATCGAACTGTACAGCAAGAAACTATAGATGGTTGCATTCCACCAAATGACCCTGATGGTAATTGGAGCAAATTTTACAAGCACTGCCTTAATATTGATAAAAATAAAATATCACAAGATAATATTGAGTTTATAGTTGTAGCCCTTCATGATAAAGATGATAATACTTTATATAGAAAAGATATATCAGGGGAAGAGCTAAACACAATACTATCCAGAGATATTATTAATATATGGGTAGAGGGGGAAGTTGCTACTATACCTGAGTACTACGTTGTGTGGCCTTATTCAACCATTGATGGTTGGTGTGAAAGGCTTACTGGTAATTTATAAAACTATTGATAAGTATAATTATGAAAAATGCCTATATTAATAGTTCTATTTTTGTTCAAATAGCAGCTTATAGGGATAAGGAGCTACTTCCTACATTAAAAGATCTTCTATCCAAAGCTAGTAAACCAGATTTACTACATATTTGTATTTGTTGGCAACATTCTGTAGAAGACGAGTGGGATAATTTAGATGAATATATAGATGATAAAAGATTTACTATATTGGATATAAACTACAAAGACTCAAAGGGTGCTTGCTGGGCTAGGAATCTTATACAACAACATTATAATAAAGAAAAATTTACTCTTCAATTAGACTCACATCACCGGTTTGTTAAAAATTGGGATATTAAGCTTAAGAACATGTACGCAGGATTACAGCTTAATGGTTCTAAGAAACCTTTAATTACGGGTTATTTACCTGCTTATGATATAGATACTGGTAAGCCTATTGATCATGATCCATGGATGTTATCATATAATTATTTCGGTCATGATGGTCCGCTACATACTATTCCAGAAGCGATACCTAACTGGAAATCACTTGGAGGACCTGTACGTGGCAGATTTTACTCAGCTCATTTTGCTTTTACAGATGGTAAGTTTAGTGTGGATGTGCAACATGATCCGGAAATGTACTTTCATGGAGAAGAAATAACTATTGGAGTGAGGGCATTTACACATGGATATGATATATATCATTCGAATAAATTACTAGCATGGCATCATTATGGTAGAAAATCTGCTACAAAACATTGGGATGATAGTAAAACTTGGCAAAAAGATAATCTTAAATCATATAAACGAGTAAGAAAATTACTTGGTATTAATAATGAAAAGTTTAAGTCAGGGGAAAATAAATACGGATTTGGTAAAGTGCGATCTTTACAGGATTATGAAAAATATGCAGGGGTAAGATTTAGAGATCAAAAGCTTCAACGCTATACTCTTGATAGATTACATCCTCCAAATCCGGAATATACAAGTAAAAGTGAATATGATGATTCTTTTGTAAAGCAATTTAAGCATTGTATAGATTTAACCTATGATCAAGTACCATATGATGATTATATCTTCTGGGCAGTAGCTTTCTTTAATAAGGGTGGTGAAGAGGTCTTTAGACAGGACGCGAGCAAAGAAGAGATAGAAGCTCTCAAATCTGATCCTGATGGTTATTGCAAACTATGGAGGTGGTTTGAAACCGAAGAAGATATTGTTAAGTGGCGCGTCTGGCCAGAGAGTGAAGAGCATGGTTTTGCAGAACCCATAGAAGGTGAATTATGAATAATACGACTATAGTAACAGGCCTATGGGATATTAACCGAGCAAATAGACCTTTCGATACATATATGAAAGCTTTTGAACAACTGCTTTCTGTAGATAAAAATATGTTTTTATTTATACCTTCTGATTTGGAAGAGTTTGTATGGAAGCATAGATCTCGTGACAATACTGCGGTGAAAATTTTTAATCTTGAAGATTTAAAATTAATGTATGATCCGTTTTGGAATAAAACGCAAGAGATTAGGACATCAGAGTCTTGGAAGTTAGGAACCGGTGAACATGGTTGGTTGTGGGATTCACCACAGCTTAATTTAGAGTGGTATAATCCAATTGTACAATCTAAAATGTTTATGCTACATGATGTTACTATTTATAACCCTTTCGATACTGAATATTTTTATTGGATAGATGCTGGACTTACCCTTACTACTCCTGAAGGTCACTTGCGTGATGAACCAGTTATAGATAGATTACATGAGTATACTTCTGCAGAGGAATTTATGTTTTTATCTTTTCCATATAAACCTGCAGGTGAAATTCATGGATTTTTATACCCTGATATAAATAAATATGCCGGTGAAGATATACAATATGTATGCCGAGGAGGATTATTTGGAGGTCATAAGAAAGCTATATCCCAAGCTAATGGTGAATATTACTCGCTGTTAGAGCAAACTTTAGCAGATGGGTATATGGGTACAGAAGAGTCAATTTTTAGTATTATGGCTCATAGAGACCCTTATACATATCGAAGATTTAAACTTGAAGAGAGTGGATGGGTAGGTACATTTACTTTTGATGTTATTAACAACACAGCACAGCTGGTAGAAATTGATGGGGATGCTATTAAACAAAGGTATGAGTCGAAAAAATTAGTACCAAATAATGTTACTAAGTTAGTAAGTACAAATATTTACATGCTAACGTTTAATATGCCTGGTCAACTCACCCATACCATTAACACAATGAATCAAACAGATGGGTTAATGACTCACCCTTCTAAATTTATATTTGATAATTCAACTGATGAACAAGCGATACATGAAAATAAACTTATTGCCAAACAACATGGTTTTGAATATTTGCATTTAGGTAACAATACGGGTATCTGCGGAGGGAGGCAAGCAGTTGCAGAACATTTTCACGAATCAGATGCTGATTATATGCTGTTTTTTGAAGATGATATGACATTTAATACAACAGATCAGGAAGGTAAGTTTTGTAGAAATGGTTTTCGTAAATATATAGATAACATTTACGAAGTAATTCATAAAATTATGTATATTGAAGAGTTTGATTTTTTAAAACTTTCATTTACAGAAGTATATTTTGACAATGATAAGCAATGCTCGTGGTATAATGTACCACAATCGGTTAGAGAGACTTACTGGCCGAATTATTGTTCATTACCAGAGATAGGATTAGATCCAAATTGTCCTAAAACTAGTTTTGGAACTATAAACACCGTAGATGAAGTATCATATATTACCGGTGATATTTATTATGGTAATTGGCCTATGATAGTAAGTAAAGAAGGTAATAGAAAAATGTTTATAGATACAGTTTTTGAAAATCCATTTGAATCAACTTGGATGTCTCATATGTTTCAATTAACAAAAGAAGGTAAATTAAACCCTGCTATACTATTAGCGTCTCCTATTTGGCACGATCGTATTGAATATTACAAAGCTGAAGATCGTAGAGAAAATTAATATTAAACGTTAATTTTTTCAAGTTCTTCACGAGCCTTTTCCAAAGCTTCTTCTGATTGCTTTGATAGATATGTAGATTTACCACTAGCGTGTATTAACGCGCTGGACATATGAAGGATAGCGCGACGTGCAGCTTCAATTTGTGGTGAGCCAATTCGACCTTCACCAACATCTGTTCCTGACACAGCACCTTTAATTAACTTGAGGAAGTAAACAGTACTTGCTAGCTTACCCCTATTGTATGCTGGGTGTGCTTTTGGTGTATTATCATCTTCTGGTCTATCTAAATAACTTTCAGCCATACTACTATTTACTCTACTATGAGAATAAATCAAATAATTCGGTCTGAACATTTTCAGATGGTTTACGTATAGACCAGCCTACACTATCATAAAATCGAGCAATCGATTGGAAGAGAATTTTATCAAACATTTTCTCATAGTCAATCTTAAACAGGTCATTAAGCTCGTCAGGCCATTCATACTTGAACCCCATCGACGACAGGCCGTATTTATTGGGAGTCTCTATATACATGAAACGCACCTTATCCCCAGAGCTAATAGACTCGTATTTGTTTCCAGTCTCAAGCTTTTCAAGTATCTGATTATAGTAGTAAGCAGATTTAGCATGCACAGGCATACCCTTGACTGTTTGCCACTCACGGCATTGAACAGCATGCTTTTCATATCCCTTAATACCCATTACAAAAGCAATCTCTTCTGGTGATAGAGTCTTAAAAGTCTCATACGCTTCGTTGAATACTTTATTAGTCTTGGCTAGTGACTGAGTTGATAGCATAGTCTCAATAATACCCTTAGCGTACGGTTTGATAGCATTAGGCATTGTAGTACGAACAACCTCAACACCTGTATACTTGAACTTATTCTCCTTAATACCCTCATCATCAAGGATATGCATAACATACCGCTTCTTCTGTAAGAAGGTAGCAACATCAGCAATACACTCACGCTTGAATACAAAACGTGGATCGTCTGTTAACAAGGCTTTACGGGCCCATGCGGTAATGTCTTTATTAAGACAATCTTCAATCTCTTGAATCTTATCATACGTTTCCTGATGAATAAGGCCTTTCGATTCATCTTCCCAAAACTTAACACCATTTTTAATTAGAGGTGCAATAGAAATATAGGATGAGTCAGTATCATTATAAACAATACACTCTTCAAGATCATGCTCTGATATATTATCTACACCGACCTCATTACGAATAAAGTCCTTGAGACACTCATTAGAGTATTTGATAACCGCTTGACCAGTTAAGGTAACACTTGCAGCGATATCATCATCACCAATAGGAGCGTTCTTGTTACCCATATAACCATAACAAGAGTTAATCAAAATCTTAATGACCATTTGTTGGGTATTGAGGCGCTCGACTTCGTACTTAAGGTCGATATTGCCTGGGTCCTTTTTAAGCTTTTTAGTATTAGTAAAGAGTTTTTTCTTAATCTCAACCCGTTGATTGTAATAGTATTCAAGAAACTCAGGAATAATACCGCGTTTCTTCTGACTAAATAGGAAACCAGCTTTTGATAATGCACATTTTTCATCTTTAAGGAACTTTACGAAGTCTCTCTTACTTAATGTAAACAACCTACCTGAATTATGCTGAATAGTAATTTCTTTACCATCATTCTTCTCAACCTTACCAACTTTAGTTTCAGGTGAAGTATTAAGAGAGATCATCACGTTAGGGTATAGAGAGTTAGCATCAAAGGACACGATGTTCTCCTTGAAGCCTCGCTTAGGTTCAGCAACATATGCACCAGGATTCTTATGGTCCTTATTACCACTCCGCACAAAGGTAGAAATAACCTCACCACGCTTACGTGCACGTATAGTTAACGCTCCGTTAATAACACCAATCGTACCCATAGCACCTTCTAAAGTAGTTAAACCAACGTAAGACAGCATTCTCAGTAGAGGAATGTATTGAAGCTTCTCTTCCAGTTCAACTAGAAGGTTAACGTCCTGAACGTTGTAGTCAATAAACTTATTCCAGTCCTGATCAGCAAGTTCATGAAGGGCTAAGCCTTCATAATCAATCTTCTTCTGACCTAACTCAAGCTCACCAATAGCATCAAGCTTATATGACTCACGCAACTTAAGACAAAATCGTTTATACACATCAAGATAGTCAAGATTAGCAACACCATCGAAGTAGTAACGCTTTTGCTCGCGACCGAACGTACCTTTACGCATTCTAAAATAAACATTACGTAGAGGTGATAGGCGATCTACATACTCTTGACCTAAGATACGCTCCATTCTATTAACAATATAAGGAATATCAAATCCTTCAGAGTTCCAACCACTAATAACGTCAGGGTGCTGCTTCTCAATATACTTAAGGAAAGCTAAGAACATCTCACGTTCAGTTTTACAGTAATGGTAGATCATATCATCACGACCTTTACCCGTATATTCATGAATACCAAACGTATTAAACTTTTTACTAAAGTTATCCCATATAGTTATAACATTACAAACATGAGTAGGATCATCTACATCAGGAAAAGTATCAACAGAGTAAGTCTCAATATCGATAAAGCAATACTTGATAGGGTGACTATTAAACTCAGGCTTTTCGTTTTCCTCCCAATACATATCAAGAAGAAACTGCTGCGCTGGGGGTGAGTTCTCAAAGACACGCTTAACTCCAGAATCTTGAAGAAACTTATAGCGATTGTACCCAGTATTAAAGGAACGTTTCTTAACCTTAGTACCGAAAATAGAGGTCTTTTCCCCACGAGGGTCTTCCGTATAGAGATAAGGCTCGAAAGAGCACTCTCTACGAATACGATCACCAGTCTCGCTCCAACCAAATAAAGTAACCGTACCTTCGCGGCCGTTATAAACTACATTACGATACATCTAATATCATTATAGCGAAGTTCCTTAAGGGTTCCACTTCTTAAGGTACTTTCGTTCTGGTGACCCATATGGTGTTGTTAATGCTTCCATATGAGCGCCAATATTTTCTGGTTTTTCTAGAAAACGATCAACTCCTATTTCACGAAGCATTCCAATGTTACTGAAATACCGTTTACGATTTTTCCAGTTAACTATCCAATCAATCTTTTCTTCGAACTCTTCCGGAGTACTAAACTTCAGATCGTCCGGTGCTGTTGAATATGTATGCATATCCTGACATAAGCATGGAATACCCATAGTACAAGCTTCAATAAACTTAATATCAGACTTAGAATTATTAAAATTGTTAACGGTAAGAGGTGCTACCATTAGCTGGGGATCAAGATTAGTTATAAATTGAGGGTACTCTAATAATGACTTCCACCTATAAAACTCAATTTTACCAGACTTAACTAAATCTTGTAACGGTGGTGGATATGCTCCAACAAAAATCCATTGATACTTATCTACAGTCTTACGGATAATATGATTGACTGCAGACATATCATCTTTACCACCAGTTTTATTCGCAACATCATAATGTGCACCAGAACCTGTATACAAGATACGTGGTTTCTTTTTAAACTTTTCAAATGCAGATTGTATGCGTGAGCGGTTAAATAGATACCCCATCCAGTTGTATGGTACAAAGTTTGGTATAACAGTTACTTTCTGATTGGTAAGTTTCGATTGAAAAAGCTTACGCATAAAATCACAAGTAAGTGTAACTTCATCACACAAGTCCATAATATCAACAACGGTCTTTCTTACTTCCTCAGTATCAAACGCAAATTTAAATTTATTATAGTCAGGTATTTCTTCACGGAACACTACATCATCTACTTCATAAATAATTTTAAAATCATGCTCCTGTTGAATTTTTTTAAGATGCTTAACAAACTCT